GACGAACGTTGATGCGGTCGAAAGCAGATGGCTTTGTCAGCATTGTCTTATCGCCAAACAGGATAGTTCCTTCGCCTGGGAAAGTCGTGATTGGATTAATACCATTCTTATAAAGCTGATCACGATCCGTCTTGTTAGGATTGTAAGCGAGCTTGATAACATTCTTAATCTGACCACGGTTATATCCAGCAGGTGACCACCATGGATCACGATCGATGTCCGTGCGAACCATTGTACCAGCTGTATCGCCGTTTGTAGGAATGTAACGATATACGTCGTTATACTTATCGTACTGATATTTCCAACCCGAATCCATTACTGCATAAGAAGTAGATGGCAGAGAGTTACGGAATGCTACGATATCGTCTACCTGAGCGCCAGCATAACCAGCGTTGTTTACAACATCTGCCTGACGTGGTGAGAAGATAGCGATACAATCTTTACGATACTCAACGATGTTATTGATGATGTGAACTGCGCGAGTTGCGTCTGAAGCACCACCAAGGATCAATGAAACGTCAACGTCTTCGGCGTTGCGGAACTTATTGTATCCGTTGATGTAGTCTGCAGCACGAGGCGCAGCACCGTCACGACCACGCTGCATTGAAGCGTTTACTGGCTTTGACTGAACTCCTGTAGAATGATCAATAACTTGAGTTACTGAACGGCCACCAGTGATACCTGTAACGTGACCATTCCACCAAATCCAGCGAGAGTTTCTGTTGATATAGTTCTTGTAAGAAATGTCAGTTCCGTTTTCGCTCTTAGCATTAATAGTCTTTGACAGATTAGGGAATACTTCAAGAATCGTATTAGCTGAACCTGTGATACCGCCATCCTCGTCAGCAACAACGATGTGCATTTCGTCGCCAGACCCACCATTCTGAGCAGCATCAACAGACGTACCTGGAGCACTTGGAACATAGTTGAAAAATTCCCAACGACGAGTTGTTGTAGCCTGAGTACCAGTGTTTCCAACATACTTAGACTGAAGAGTTACTACGTTACCAGCGACAGAAGCAACTTTAAGCTGTAGACGATCTGGTCCAAGGATCAGAATATCACCAGCTGTAAGCTTTGTGCTTACGCCTGCTGCAGTCGTGAACTGAACAGTTGATGTATTGTTGCTGAACGAAGCTGTACCAGTGATAGTGCTTTCGTAAGCATTACCTGAAGGGCAAACAGAAACACGAATGTTGTTTCCAATGATGCCAGGATACTTACCGACCCACATACCAGCACCAGAGATACCACCAGCTGAGTAATTATCATTATAGTCGTCTTCGTTCTTAATAACAGCTGTGATAGAGCTGTTGCCTGTAGCGGTAGAGTTTCTTGCGCCAACAGTACCGCCTGTGTTTGCGTTAACAACGCGAACGACATACAGCGAATTGCCATATGCAAGGAAGTTTGCTGCTGTGAAAAAGTCTACAGCTGTATTTGTTGTTGGATGTAGAAACTGCTTAACCAGCGTATCTTCGCTATCAACTAGCACGCGCTGATCGACAGGACCCCAACGGAGGTGACCCGCGAACGCACCTGTAGTCGTGCTAACTGCGGGGATGATAGTTGTGAGATCTACCTCACTTACATTTACCCCTGGAGAGACTTGGAAACCCATCGGACTTATCTCCTTTTATAAAAACGAAGTAGTGAATTCTTCGCGCCCTAGATTGTGCTCGTTTTTATTTATAAAAAGCGACCTTTTAGCCATAACTTAGATCGTCGGGCGTGCCGCCTATGAACATATCCATAGGATCATCGCTTTTTTCCATAGATTGGGCTCCACCGCCATCGTCGATAAACCCTGCTGGGAGCAAATCATCATGAACTTCTTTGAGCGTTTCGTTCGCTAAATCGCGACGAATATCACTATTTGTTAGATCTTTGAAGTATGGTTGTGTAATCAGCCAACCAAACAAGACCAAAGTCATTGCTAAGTCGTCATGATTACCTTCTTCAGCTTTGTATGTGTCTTTTACTTCTACGAATGTCGTTAACTCTTCGATCGTATCGAAATCGTTTATGAGCAGCTTATCACCCTCAACGATCGTTTTCAGATTCGAGCAACCGATTTTCTTAACGGCTTTAGTAGTTCTAACACCAAACGCAGAACGTGAGTTGAATCCACCACCTACCTTGATATTCTTATTCTTAGTGAATGTCGCAATGACGTTTTCGTATTCGAGATCAATGTAGAGCGACTGAACAACTTGCTGACCAATGTTATTCGTTTCACCTAACACCCATGCGTTGTTATACATTTTGGCGAAACGATAGATCACGTCAGGAAACATAAGAGGCGATATCTGTTTACTTCGATACTTAGCCACTTGTTTATATGGATACTGTGTCACATCAAATATGGATAAGGCAGAATAGTCTGCACCAACACCTTCGGACACGTCGAACACGCAGATATACATCTTACGAGGATCTGGTCCTTCATAAACATCAAGACCCCACTTATCTTTCGTTGGAGTAAACCACGCGAGCTGACGCAGCTTAAGAGGATGTATAAGTGTGCTAGACGAACCGATGAACTCACACTCAAACTCTTGACGGAACTGTTCTTCGCTGGTATTGGCGATAGTTTGCTTACGCCATTCGTCATCGCGCCCTGGAACTTCTGACCAGTGAATCTCGATAGGCTTATATTCACTTCGACCTTCTAGTGCATCTACCCACATCTTGAAGAAATGATTCATACCGTTAGGTGTAGACACGATAATGATCTTCGTAGTCTTACCAGATGAAATCGTAGGATATGTAGAAGCGAAGAACTGATCAGCAAGATTACGCTGCACGAACGCGAACTCGTCGAGGAAAATCAGATTATACGAACCACCGCGGATGGCGCTCGATGAAGTAGCAGCCGCAACAACCTTTGAGCCATTCTCAAGCTCGATGTTACCTTTGTTCCAAGTGATAACGCCTTGCTGTAGGAACTTAGGAAGATATTCGTATGCCAGCTGGAGCTTTGCTAACAGGTCTCGCGCGAGCGCTCCCTTGTTCGCGAGGATAGCGACGTTCTGTTGATCAGTGAACAGAATAAGCCACAAGATGTATGCGACCGATGTTGTAGACTTACCAACCTGACGAGGGAGCTTACAGATCGAGAAACGATTGTTGGCAAACGTATGCAGCATCTTCGCTTGGAAGCCCCACATACGAAATGGAATCAAACCTTGGTCGACGTTAACGATTCGAATATAGGTGCGAGCGAAATACTCTACGTCTTTCGCACACTTCATATACTCTTCGACTTCTTCCTTAGAATACGAATAGATAACGCCAGCGGCTTTTAGATTAGGATTGCCGAGATATGTTTTAACAGCCATTATTTCCTACCATTAACCAAAGCTTGCAACTCAGCGGCACTACCCACAAAGATAGCGTTCTGTGCAGTCACTGATCCAGAGCTTTCCTTTGGATCATCTGATTTTTTCAAGTCTTTCAATTTCTTTTGGATATCCAACAGATCTTTATTGGCATCTACCAGTGTCTTGATGAGACCACCGACGACTTCTAATGCTCTTGGATGTTCTGAAGTTTTGGCAACAAGTAGTGCTTCTTCGAGCGCATCATTACCTTGATGAATGATCTTGTGAAGATTGCGGCGAGCCGTTGCGAAATCGTCATCAATGTTTGTATCAGTGGATTCAGCATGAACTATTTCTACTTCTTGTGTTTTCTGAACCATAGGCGGAGACGACTCAGGAAGACCCAACGCATTCTCAACGCTTATTTCAAAGTTTGTTTTTTCACTCATTGATCTTGTCCTGTTACGGGATTATACTTCTTGCCGTCTAGATAGAAAAACGTGTTTGAGCAGAATCCATAATCGTCTTCTGCGTTGATCTGTGTGTATGGAATAGAAGCAGCAGAATTTGTTGTTGGACTTCCGTTAGCCAGTAGACCTGGTGTAATAACGATACGTGAACTACGTCCAGTCTTAGCAACGTCTTCGAGCGTGATTTTGTTTCCTGTGTTTCCAGTAACAACGCCAAAGTCGATCTGCGCACGCTTGATAATTCCTTGGCGACGAACTGGACCGTAGAAATACGCTTTGACCGTGAAGTCGAATGTATAGATCAGAGCACGGCGAGTTTCGAAGTCTCCTTCGTAAGTATCTTCAATAGATACTGTATTAAGCACTGTAGGGATGTCGATTGTCACGTTCGTAGCAGGAATTACTTTAACGCTATTGGTCCACTCTGGTCCAAAGTATGGTACGATCTGTTCAAGAATCTGAGCGCCATCATCGGAGTTTTTTACATACGCATACAGATTAAACTGCAAGTCGTAAGGAACTGGCATATAGTTAAAGTCGAGTTTGTTTTCGTCAGACACGACGTTGATATTACGATTTACGCCTTGTAGGCGGCGTGATCCGTCATAGTTCAGCGTAGTCATCTCAAATCCAAGACGAGGAAGCTGAATAGCTACCTGCTGATCTAAGTTTGGATCTTGTGTGATACGGACTAGAAACTTTTCTTTAGGACCATAAGCCAATGGTACGGCTACAGCTTGAATGTTGTTTCCATTAGCATCGTATCTACGAACAACGATATCGTTGAACATATTACCGAACATGATAATGTAGCGTCTAAGCGACTGATGATAGAACTGTGATCCGAACATTAGTAGCGATCCACCTCAGAGAATGGGTTACGTTCACTGAAGTCGATATAATCGAACGACTGCTGCGTGAAGTATTCGTTGTTGGCTGTAACATTTTGCGTTTCGACTCTGTATTCCCATAGAATAGATTCGCCGTCTTCGTTGAGTATTGAACCAGTTCCATTTCCGGTTTCTAGTGTGATCTGGTACTGTAGGATATCTTGACTGTAACGAGTTTCGATAGCGTCGATTTCGTTATTGCCTGTAGCAATGTCGATAGCGCCCATACGATCAACAAGCTCACAAGTCAGTTCGTATGTGTAGAGCTTACCGTGCTGATAGAAAATGTTTTCGTGTTCTACGAACTTAACTTCATACAGTTTATTGTTCAGTGGAAAGTAGATCCAGTCGCCTTCGAGCGGACGTGATGATGTGAGCTGATACTGCTCAGTTCCGCCAGTTTCGAGTCGAAGCGCAACAGAATTAGCCCAACGTCCAGTATCAGCATTTTCGAGCTGAATATTGTAGCCAACTTCCGTCAGAACTTTTTCGTTGGTGATCTGTTCCCAACGCTTACGAGCCATTACGAATGTGATCTGATCTCGAATTTCAAGATTGAACTTAGATAGGAAATCACCTTCACCTTCGAACTGTTGTGTGTTCTTGATATACATTTCGATATCAACAGCATCGTTAAATACCGAAGCAGGATCTTCGCCAAGCAGCGGATCTGGATTGTTAAGTGTGCGCGGCAAATACTTCACGTCAAGACCATAGATCTTGATTGACTGAATAATCAAGTCTTCCGCTAGATCTTGCTGACGCCCATAAGTGAACGGACGGAAGTATTTGTTCGTTGCCATTGTTATCCGATCATATCAGTGACTGGGAGTGAGTAGTCGTTGATAACTTTCTGTTCTAGTTCTTCGATCTTTTGATTAGCTTCGTCCCAAATCTTCTGACCATTAAACGTGACGCCACCAGGCAGATTCATGCCTTCATATAGTTTTAGATGCTCGCCCCACTGACGCTTAACTAGCTGAGTGGCATAGTCTTTAAGCCACAGATCATCCCATACGTCTGGATTTTCTTCTGGATTGATGGTCTTGTATCCGTCGATAATGATGTATTCGTCTGGATATATGTTGGCACCCCAATCCATATCAATATACAGCTTATCTGTATGGCGATTGAAACGGATTGGCTTTTTGCCTACAAAGATTTCTTCAAGGAATTCGATGTGACGCATCGCGATGACGTATGGAGCAACCGATACGCTGGAAATGTTAAACAGTTCGTTGAGATGCATCTGATAGCGGATGTTGAATAGATTCATCGCGCCGTATGAGTCGTTAACGTCGAAGATACGAGTAACGCCAATCATGTCTTCTGGGAGTGTAATGTATTTGTTTTCGATATCTGCAGCCGTAATCTTGTGTGGCAGATAAACGTGCTGCGTACCGTCATAATGATAATCGCGGAACTTCAGCAATGCGTCGTCGATACGTTCTTCGACCTGCTCGTCATCCACGTTGATTTCGATAACAGGAGAACCTAGACGGCGTAAAATGTAGTCTTTAAATGCTTGTCTTGACGTAATAATAGCCATAAGGGGAGCTCCGATGAGTAACTCCCCCTATTTATACTGTTTACGCCTTGCGCCACTTTTTAATCGTTTCGATCAGCTGTAGACTCGTATAGTCTTTCACATCTTCGTAACTGAGCATAGCAGCTTCGCGGAGCTTATTTTTATCTTCTTGAGATAGTTCTTTGATCTCAATACCCTTAGACTTAGCTTCGTTTTCGTATTTCGCGGCGTCTTCAATAGACCACTCACGCTCTGCTACAGCACATTTCTTGGCTGCTTTACGGAACGCATCTTGCTGCTTTTCTGTGAGCGTTTGGAAAAACTTTTCGCCAGTAATGATCGCAGTCATGAAAATGCTGTGATTCGTTTTCAAGATGTGATTGCCATTGAATCTCAAATAAGTCGTTTCGATAGATTTACTTCCTGTATCACCAACGAAATCGACGTAATCAGCCGACACTTTTTTCAGAGTCTTAGCACCCAAACGCTTGAACAGAGCATTACCTGGGATAGTGCAAGAAAGCACTTTCGTTTGTGTCATTTCTTCGATTGACGAAATAGGATCTGTTGATCCCATGACACGATAGCCACCAGAGTATGTAAAACCAAGACCACGAATCTGACTGCTTTCTACTAGATGTTCTGAAATGAAATCGCCTACTTTGTTATCAAGCACACGCGATACGTGATCGTGATCGTCGAACAAGAACGGTAAGTCGATAGTCGTAAACAAATGAGATAAGATACGACCTATCGTTGAGATCTGTGTCTGACTGATCTCAAACTCGCCATCTCTTAGAGCATCAAAGTATGTTCTCCACTTTGGATTATCTTTTTCGCCTGAAACAAGATACTGAGTAGGTACGATTTCTTCAAGTCCTTGGGTTCCTTGACGACGATATTTCAGTTCGTATAACTTATTGTATGTTTCCACATACTCGTCTGTCGTGAGGATTTCGATATCGAACTCACCAGGGCACATACGTTCAATCTCTTCGCGAAACATTTCTGCTGTGCGAACGAACAGATAAGCTGGCGTATGTGCTATGAGCCAACGAACTTTTCTACGTTCTGTCATTGGAATTCCTTTCTTTTTCCTATTTATTTGGACGTGGCTCTATAGACGCCATCCCAATCTTTAGGTAAATTAGCATCGCGGAGTTCTGCGATACGCTCTTCCATCATAGCATAATACTCGTTGAGTTCGCCCTTAAATGCGTTTCTTAGAACGTTGATATAGACTAGAGACTGATCCCAATCCTGACGACGATAGTTCTTAATGAAATCTGCATGTGTCTTGAGATATGTTCTGTCGATACCTGTTCCATTGACGATAGTAAAGATACGAACACCCTTAGTCTTACCCTTAACAGCAATGCAGTCGAGCTCCGCTAGTGGATATGCTCCGTCGAGTAGTTCTGCTGTGCGTTCGCCAATGATAATGCGAACGTGATACGGCTTACTCTGACCTTCTAAGCGCGAAGCCAAGTTGACAGCATCACCCAAGCAGGTATAATCAAATCTTTGACTGGAACCCATATTGCCAACGACAACATCACCAGAATTGACACCAAGACCCATACCAAAAGCAGGAATTCCTTCAGGTGCGATAGCAGCGTTAAAAGCATCGAGATCATCGAGCATTGCAAGACCCGTGCGAACAGCGTTCTTAGCGTGGTCACGATCATCCAAAGGCGCGTTCCAGAAAGCCATTTGCGCATCGCCGATATATTTGTCGAGTGTTCCATTGTTTTCTAAAATCCTTGCAGTCATCGCTGTCATGTAGCGATTCATGATTTGTGTAAGGCCCTGAACGTCTTTTCCATAATGTTCGCTAATCGCAGTGAATCCACGAACGTCAGTGAACATGATTGATAGTTCACGAGTCTCACCACCAAGTCTAAGCAGATCAGGATTTTCCTGTAG